GGCGATATCGACATAGCTGTGGATGAAAAGAACGTTACCAAAGATGATCTCATAGCCAAGCTGGCAGCCTGGGCTAAACAAAAAGGCGAACAGCCAAAAGATTGGATCAAGAAGAGCGGAGACTCTGTGCATTTCAAATTGCCCATATTGGGAGATCCTTCCAAAGGGTTCGTACAAGCTGATCTCATGCTGGGCGAGCCTGACTGGATGAAATGGAGCATGCGCGGTGGTACCGAAGGAAGTCAATTCAAGGGCGTGCATAGACATCTGCTCATGGCCAGCATCGCTAAAGCGCAGGGCATGAAGTGGAGCTATAAAGCTGGTCTGAGCAATAGAGACACTAACGAGCTTATTTCTCGCAATCCTGATGAGATAGCCAAGGCTCTGCTGGGAGATACGGCCACCGCAAGTGATCTCGAAGATGTAGATTCCATCCTGACCAAGATCAAACAGCGACCAGATTACGATCAGTTGATTGCCGACTTCAAAGAAGCTCTTGGCCGCGATCCCAAAGGCCCGCAGCTCGAATCAGTAAATATGGACATAGGCGGTCCAGACTGGTTCAGATTCATGATGAATCGTTTTTCTTAAACAAACTGATTTGATTTTTATGATAGACAACATCTATCATAAGGTTGTATAGTTATCGAATAGTACGAAAGTTTATATGGTATACACAATGGGTCAAAATATGTTTGTCTTTGCTAAAAGCCAAGTAATAGAGATTCTCGATACCGTCTGTCGCACACAAAAACAAAAAAATTATTCTATTTGAGAGGTATTTCACTATGAGTTCACGCATCACTGTCATCAAGCGAGATGGTAGGAAAGAAGAATTAAATCTAGACAAGCTGCACAAGGTAGTTTTCTGGGCAACCGAGGACATTAACAATGTCAGTGCTAGCGAGCTAGAGATACGAAGCCAGATACAGTTCTACAATGGCATCAAGACCAGCGACCTACAAGAAACTCTTATCAAGGCTGCGGCTGACCTCATAAGCGAAGAAACTCCCAATTATCAGTATGTCGCAGGACGACTGATCAACTATGCTCTGCGCAAGGAAGTATACAACGATTATGAACCTTGGCACTTAAAAGACCTAGTGAAGAAGAACGTGGAACTGGGCTACTATGCTCCAGAACTGCTGGAGTGGTACAGCGATAATGATTGGGACCGACTGAACTCCTTCATCAAGCATTACAGAGATATGAGCCTGACCTACGTTGCCATGGAGCAGCTGAGAGGCAAGTATCTAGTGCAGAATCGAGTGACTGGACAGATACTGGAAACTCCGCAGGTCTGCTATCTGCTGATTGCTGCCACACTGTTTGCTCAGTATCCAAGAGATACTCGCATGTCTTGGATAAGAGATTACTACGAAGCCATCAGCACACATGATATCAGCTTGCCCACGCCGGTCATGGCAGGCGTTCGCACACCGCAGAGGCAGTTTAGCTCTTGCGTGCTGATCGAAACCGGAGACTCGCTGGATTCGATCAATGCTACTACATCGTCTATCGTCAAGTATGTTTCGCAGAAAGCAGGCATAGGCATAGGCGCAGGAAGGATCCGCGCACTTGGCAGTCCCATCCGCCAAGGAGACGCCACGCACACAGGCGTGATTCCTTTCTACAAGATGTTCCAGGCTGCTGTTCGTTCATGCAGCCAGGGCGGCGTCCGCAACGGAGCCGCAACGCTTTACTACCCCATATGGCATTATGAGGTAGAAGACCTCCTCGTCCTTAAGAATAACAAGGGCGTGGAGGACAATAGGGTACGTCACATGGACTACGGGGTTCAGTTTAGTAGACTGTTCTATCAACGTTTGATTCAAGGAGGTGATATTACTTTGTTTAGTCCTAATGACGTACCCGATATGTATGAAGCATTCTTTAACGATCAGGAGCGTTTCCAAGATCTATATGAGAAGGCAGAAAAGAATCCCAAGCTGAGGAAGAAGACTATCAAGGCCATCGACTTGTTTTCTTCCTTCATGCAGGAGCGCAAAGACACAGGTCGCATTTATCTACAGAACGTGGACAATGCTAATCTACACAGTTCATTCGATGAAAAAGTTGCTCCCATCCGCCAGAGCAATCTCTGCGCAGAGATCGATCTGCCTACCCGCCCATTAGATCATATTTTTGACGAAGAGGGTCGCATTGCTCTCTGCACGCTCAGCGCCATAAACTGGGGCAACATACGGGATCCCAAGGATTTCGAAAAGCCCTGCACGCTGGCAGTGCGTGGGCTAGATGCTCTGCTGAGCTATCAGCACTATCCTGTTAGGGCAGCTGAAATCGCTACGCAAGAACATCGTCCCTTGGGAGTGGGCATCATCAATCTCGCATATTGGCTTGCTAAGAATGACCTATCTTACAGCGATCCAGCAGCACTGGCCAAAGTAGACGAATACGCGGAAGCTTGGTCTTACTATCTGATCAAGGCCAGCGTGGATCTAGCCAAGGAAATGGGAGCTTGCGGCAAGCCCAGCGATACCAAGTATGCCAAGGGAATCGTTCCCATCGATACTCGCAAGCGCGAAGTCGACGAGCTAGTTCCTCATGCTGAGCGCATGCCTTGGAATCAACTGCGCGAAGATCTCAAGCAGCATGGCATACGCAATGCCACGCTCATGGCACTGATGCCAGCAGAGACATCGGCACAGATTGCCAACGCTACCAACGGCATCGAACCTCCGCGCTCTTACATCTCTGTCAAGCAGAGCAAGCATGGTGTGTTGAAGCAGGTCGTTCCTGAGTATCGCAGGCTGAAGAACAAGTATGAACTGTTGTGGGAACAATCCAGCCCAGAAGGATATCTCAAGATCTGTGCGATATTACAGAAATACATCGATCAAGGAATCAGCGTGAACACTTCTTACAATCCTCAGTTTTTTGAGGACGAGAAGATTCCACTAAGCATCATGCTACAGCATCTGCTGATGTTCTACAAGTACGGTGGTAAGCAGCTCTACTACTTCAACAGCTACGACGGGCAAGGCGAAGTCAATATCAAGAAGTTTGTTGAAGATATCATTCCCGAAGCTGCTCCTGAGATCATAGACCAAGCTGAATGTGATAGCTGCACGATATAATTGACTAAAAGATAATTACACATTACAATATCACAGAGGATTACACACATGACCACCGTATTTGACAGCAACAACAGAACAGATCACACACAGTCTTTGGCCTTTCTGGATCCCAATGGCGGAGTAAGCATCCAGCGTTATGACACTATGAAGTACAAGCAGTTCGACAAGCTGACTGACAAGCAGCTTGGATTTTTTTGGCGTCCCGAAGAAGTTGATATTTTGCGCGACGCCAAAGACTTTAAGGATCTGACAGCACACGAGCAGCACATCTTCACATCCAATCTCAAGCGTCAGATACTGTTAGACAGCGTACAGGGTCGCGCCCCCAGCGTGGCGTTTGGTCCTATCTGCTCCTTGCCCGAGTTAGAAACATGGATCACTACCTGGACTTTCAGTGAGACTATCCATAGTCGCAGCTATACACACATCATACGCAATATCTATAGCAATCCCAGCAAGGTATTTGATGAGATGATGGACATTCAAGAGATCATCGACTGTGCAGGAGATATCACCAAAAATTATGATGAATTGATCGCACTCAATAATCTTCTTGCAGCTGATCCTGAATCTTACAAGGGCAATGAATACGAGCACAAGAAGAAGCTGTGGCTTGCACTGATGAGTGTGAACATCCTCGAAGGTGTTCGCTTCTACGTCAGCTTTGCTTGCAGTTGGGCGTTTGCCGAAGTCAAGAAGATGGAAGGCAATGCTAAGATCATCAAGTTTATCGCACGCGACGAGAATCTACACCTTGCTTCTACACAGACACTGCTCAAGCTGTTGCCCAAAGATGATCCTGATTATGCCAAGATCGAAGTCGAGATGCGCGACGAAGCTGTTAGACTTTTCGAGGATGCAGTCGAGCAGGAAAAGAAGTGGGCAGAATATCTGTTCAAGGACGGCAGCATGATCGGACTCAACTATCAGCTGCTGGCCGATTATGTGGAGTGGATCGCTAACAAGCGCATGACTGCTGTGGGACTGCCCAACAAGTATAAGGGCGGCGCAAATCCTCTGCCTTGGACACAGAAGTGGATCGCAGGAGCAGAAGTACAAGTGGCGCCGCAAGAAACAGAAATCTCAAGCTACATCATCGGCGGAGTAAAGCAGGACGTAGATGAAAAAAGCTTTGCTAATTTTTCACTCTAAGGAACATTGAAATGTTAACTCTATATACTAAATCCGTATGCCCTTACTGCACCCGAGCAAAGTCTTGGTTACAGAAGCATGACATTGCCTACCAAGAGATTGATATCTCTAAAGACGATGCGGCAAGAGACATGCTGAGAGAGCACGGTCACAAGACCATTCCTCAGCTATATCTCGGCGACGAAGTCTTCGTAGAAGGTGGCTATGAGGGATTGAGCCAACAGGATCCCAAGATCCTAAAAGAACGTATAGCAGCAAGAGGTTGATATGATACTGGAAAAACTCAAGACAGGCGAAGTTCACACGCTGAAGCTGGTTACTGGTGAAGAAATAATTACCAAACTAACAGATGTTGGATCTGATTCTTATAAGATATACAAGCCGCTGGTGCTGTCGGTCACTGCACAAGGAGTAGCGATGACTCCTTTTCTTTTCACAGCAGACATTGAAGGCAATATCGATATTCCCAAGACTGCTGTGATCGCACTAGCACTGACCGAAAAATCCACAGCAGGTCAGTATATCAAAGGCACCACAGGTTTGGTAGTTCCTAACTCGCCTTCTTTTGGTAAACTAATTTAATTTAGACTTCGTTAACGAAAACGTTATTCTGATTAGTTACTATAGTAACCGCTCCGCATACTCTATCGTCGCCGGCCCTGTGAACAGGGTTGTTATAAACAAAGACGTTCGGACTGCCTTCGGATGTTGAGGGGCTGCAATGTAGTGGAGACTGTCCTCTCTGTCCACACAGTGAATCAGGAGAAGCCGGATCTTCATTCTCGATCACAGGAATATTATTAATAAAAACAGTCTTAGGATTGTCAGCTATTAATTCTCCTCTCCCGTGACTGTTTGGATCCCCTTCTACTGCCCATAGTGGCATCAACCTCTCCTGTCAGCAAATTTATGTGCTAACCATATTTATAAATATGAATATGCCGGATAGAATAGATGCCACTGGTATTAGCATGACGAGATTGGCTAATCCACAAGAGTTTGCTCGTAACTTAGCTACAAGTAGAGCTGCCCTAAGTGGAAATCCTACCACAGTAATATTACCCGGCGGAATAACTGCAACTGCTTTGCCTCCGCCCAGGCCTTCCGATATAGTCCGGGCAGCTACAGGAACTCCTCCTGCCGCGCCGCCATCTTCTGAAGGTCGAAATCAGGCAGTAAACGAAGGGCGTGCGCAGGGCGAACGAGGCACAAGCAATGAAAATGACGAGGGTGATGCCAGTCAAGGCGGCGGAGCTCCTGTTAATCAAGAGACTGATATATTCGGTCCTATAAGAGAAGCCGGCAGCGCAGTCTTACCTACATTAGAGACCTTGTTGTTTGATGTTCCGCAGCAGGCTATACAAACATTTACATCACTGTTGCCCCCAGTTTTTAAGTCTCTACTGCCTATCGGAGCAGTGGCTGGTCTGATAACCAAAGGTCCTGTATCACTGACTGCATTAGCAACATTGGCAGGCGGTGCAGCTCTAGGCACTGTAGCCGGGCAAGCCATTAGGTCTTTGTCAGGAGGTGTTGGATCTGTACAAGGATTATCGGGATCTCTAGGAGCACAAGCTATATCTAGAGTAACAGGATCGTCTGCGATTCCAGTAAACATCAACACCACATTCGGCGATGCAATGTTGAACAGAAATGCAGACGGTACTACTGCCCTTACTCCTGCACAATTAGAACTAAGGAGACAAACAGCCGCAGCAAGTCGCTCAACTGCGGAGTTCTTGGCGTTAACGCCTGAAACTACAGCAGTGATAGCGAACGTGACTGGTTCTGTAGGAAACATAGCTCTAAACAGAAACGCTCTAGGAATTCCGGTAAGTCCACAGTCACTGGCTTTGAATTCCAGCATGGCTCTGAGAACCGCAGGAGTTCCCACTGCTATTCCTACCAACGTGTTAGGACTGCCTGCATCTTCTGGCGTCGCTCCGTTGGCTTCTCTTATCGGTTCTACAGTTAGCGGAAGAGTTCCGATTAGATCAGGCAATCTGTCAGTGCCTAATGTAGGTGCTCTTTCAGGTGTGTCGCAAAACCTATCTCCAGGACTTGCTGAAAGAATAATACCTTCCAACAGCCTGCTGAACTTGCTTCCTGGAAATCTACGGGCCCAGGTCCCCAGCGTTCCTCCCAGAGTGAGAGATCCTGGAGCCGTAAATGATGTAGAGGCGAGGAACCGAGCATCGTCTGTGAGGACACCGGAAGCAGAGTTACAGCCACCTGGACCGCCTCCAGCTGTGCAAGAGCCAGTTTTACAGGGCACCGATAATGGCAGAATACCTTATGAACAGAAGATATCACCCAACGGTATAACATTGGGCCAGGTCAGTATCAGAGCACAGTTTGGTCACAACATCGTTCCGCAGAATGGCCTAAGCGTGGATCAGATAATCAGCGGTCTGTCCTGGGTAGCGACCAACGTTTTAGATCCGGTCTTTGAAGCATATCCCGGATGGACCATTACCAGCGGGTTCAGAGGCGCCGGCGGATCAAACACAGGCGGAGATCATGGCCGCGGAGCAGCGGTGGACTTCAAATGGTATTCTAAATCCAGGGCCGAAC